CTTCTTTTATAAATATCAGTTATTAAAACTTTATCTCTGTTAAAACGTGACCATAAATTAGTATAATAATCTTTAACTTTACCAAAAAACTCGTGTGTTTTTGCTACATCATCAGGAACACCGCCATACATATATTTAAAAGTCATTGATTTTGATTCTTCATAAGACACGTTATATAGTTTACCAAAGTGTTCGTGTACACTTTCATCACCAAAATCATAGCCAATTAGTTTACCAATCAATCTTACGTGATAAGCATCAAAGTCAAATTCAATCAACTCATCAAATCTACTTGTTATCATCTTACGTGAACCATCACTCTTATTTAAAGCCGCAAAATTAAGTCCATCATAAGCATTACTCGGTCTACCTGTAGGAGTCAGTACATTGTAGTTAGTAAACATCAAATGTTCTTTTGAAATATTGTCTGATTGGCCTCGAGGAACATCTACAGGATTCACACGTAATCCTGCTCTTTCTACTTCTGCAAATACTTCATTAGCATCTGAATAAAATTGATTGTATTCATCACCTATGTTATCTCTGTAATTAGTAAATAAGTCTTGACAATATTCTAAGTGTTTCATTATAGGAACAACAAAATTATTCATTCCTTTAGAATGAAAGAATCTGTGTGAAGTAGTTAAAAACATTTGATTCTCAACTAAGTTTCCTTGTTTCTGAAACTCTGCTTGTTGTAAATCAATAACATTACTAAAGTTAGCAAAGTGACACACTGCTTTAATATCTGCTACATATTTAGGAATATCAGTATCTAAATGTAATAAACAATCTAAAGTGAGTTCAGGAGCTTCATCGTGATTGAATGATAAAATATATTCTTCGTCTTCAGATGTCCGTACATATAGCATCAACGGATAATCGTTTAATGGATGTTTATTCTTACTTCCTATGAAATGTAAGAACACCCAATCAGAAGAACGATATTCATCCACAAAGTCCTCAAATTGGTTGTACTTCTCTATTATAACCACGTCTTAATATATAACCTTTTATTGATAATGTCAAGTGTTTTTTTAGTAAGAGCCTCCGCCTCCTGCTCCACCGCTCATAACACCTGCCGGCGGTCCTGTCATAGCACCGCCTGTACTTTTATTTTTCTTTGGAACTACTTCATTATTAGATTCTTTAATAGGTATACTCTGTACAGGAGCAGGAACAACAATGTTCCCGTTTTTATCTCTTGGTATATTAGTTATACCTAATGCTTTTCTTTGTTTAGAAAGTTCACTTGCTTCAGGTATAATGTAATACTCTATATAATTATTTAACATCTTTTGAATACCTGGGTATTTATTTTTCAAATCGTAAACTGCGGCTCTATTAGTTCTAAAAACAGATGAAGGATTTCCTGTTAATTTCCATTGAATAGTGAACTTGTCATACAAAGCAGAACTAAATTCATCGTCTACTTCTTTCATAGGTTCACTTGGGTCGTTTCTTCTTTTAACAAAATATCTTGTAAAACTACCTTTAGCATAATCGTCTTGGTCCGGACCTTCTTTATAAAATTCATCTGCCATTGGATTGTATGTTTTTCCATAGTTGTTAGTATAAACAGAAAAATCACTTTCATATTCAGGTAATATTGGTTTTATTAATCGAGATGTAACTTGATGTGTACCGCCTGTCATATAAAACTCTTCAAAATCATTTGTGTAATGCACGTGATACGGAGTGCCTTTTTTAACAAACTGATTATTGTCAGTATATATAAAAGAAGAATTATCAGGTACTCGACCTGCATTTGGTATTGCTCTCATCGTGTTCTCGTGTATCAAATCTGTTTCTAATTCAGCATCACCTCTTTTTATCTTAGGTTGGTCTGCGTTTATAAAAGAATTTGTACCTGTTTCTTGATAGTTAGCTTGTGCCATTAAAATCTCTTTTGATAAGTTTGAACTGAATTAGCAACTCGAGGACCTTTTAGTCTCTCTAAGTACTTATAACTATTATCGTTTTTCAGAAAACTCTCACTTTCTCTACATCTACCTTTTTGACTTTTAGATGAATTACCGCCAGGTTCAGGTTTTTCTATCATTGAATCCCAAAACTCTCTTCGTATTGGAAATGGCACATCTGCTTCTTGTCCACCTTCAGTATACATTATTTCATTTTTGTAATAAGTTCCGTCTCGTATTACATCATTACGTTGTTTTTGTGTAATTTTTTTTGTACCTACAACCGCACCAAGAGTTTTCCACTTAGGTACTACTCTGTATAGAAGATTGTTTTGCCAAGGTAGTCCTCCATAAAAACTTGTAGGCTTTGGCTGTGGCTTTGGCTTCTTCTTCTTTGGCTTGTTGTTTGGTGGCGGGTCGTCTTGTGGTTGACGAGTTGATGGGTCTATCACAGCTTTTCTTCGTTTCTTGATTTTAATGTTTTTCTTTTCTTTTAATATAGTTAGTTTCGTTCTTTCAGGTTGATTCAACATAGCATTAATTGCATCATTTAAAAAGTCGTTATTTAAACCTGTGTCATTAGCAGGGTCATCACCTGCGGCTCTTAAACTATTCTGTAATTCAGTAAGTTTATCAACCATTGTTTTACCATCTTTGTCTTTTCTATTTGCAACATAAAAGTGAGTTTTTTCTCTTTTATCCCATTCGCCAAAGTTTGTTTTATCTTGGTCTTTTTCTCTCATCGTATCGTTGTAAGTAAACCTTGTATATAATCTGTTTAAAAGTTCTTCAGGGTCTTTACCAAATGCTTCAAAATAACTTCTTCTTATATTTTGAAATTCTTGTATACTCAATACGTCTGTGATACCCATAGAAAATATTATTGGATGAGAGTTTGGCCGTCCTTTAGGAAATATCTTGATGTCTTGTTTAGGAGCATCTTTAAATGGTTCTATAGATGCCGCTCCATCAACCATTGATAATACTATGTTAGCAGTATCGTTCTCTACCATTTGATAAGGTATAAAAGGCTGTGGTGGGGGCGGTACTTCCCAATCTTCAAATGTAGGAAAGTCAAAATCTAATGGCTCTATATCTTCATCGGGTGCAATATCTTCTTCGTCAGGAGGAACAGGAACAGCTGGTCTCTCGATTGGTGGAGGAGGAGGGGGCGGAGGGGGCGGTTCCGGTAAGTCTGAAAAATCTTCAAACTCTAATTCATCTAATACTAAATCGTCTGCGATATCCTCTTCTTCTGAAGGGACAGGAATTCTTGGCCTCTCTACAGGCTCAATTGGTATTGGGTCGGGTGTCGGTGGTGTCGGATTTGTTGTAGGTTTCTGAATATCTCTCTTTTTCTTTTGTTCTTCTTTCTTTAATTTCTTAGCTACTTTTGATTTTTCAACAGGCATTGGCATATCTCTTCTTCTCATCAATCCTGTAATAGTAGTTTCCCAACCTGATTCAGTTAGTTCTTGTTCTATATTTTTTACAATAAAAAAGAAATTTGCTGAAACAATATCAGGTAGATATGTAACCGTAAATGATTGACCTGGTAATATACCACTAATACCATCTATTTTAAAAGACAATTCAAAATAACTTATAGTGTTATTTAACTTTTCTAAAGATTGCACATTATCATTATAAATCAATTGGTCTATATAACTTCTATAATCAGAATGTGTATTTATCTGTAAATAAGAAACTTTTCTACCGTCTTCAACAGGTGCTTTAAAAGAACCTTTAAAAACTTTAAATTGGTCTAAAGTAACTTGACTTACGGTCTTATCTCCTACTTTTGTAGGCTTTACAGGTATGTTCGATATTACTACATTTCCATTAGACTCGGTTATACTTGCTTGTTGTGTTTTTTCTCCTTCTTGAGTATATTTTAAATCATTTTCACCACTTGTTAAAAAAAGTTGGTCCATTACATCTGCTATTTCTGTTAAATTTTTGTTTATATCAGGAAATATATCTCGTATTCTTTGGTCATTTGTTTTATTCGTATCCTTTGCATCTTCTTCTGCAGGTCTATTTTGTTTTACATAATCAGGCGCAATTCCATAAAAAGATGGTAGTCTACTATCGTTGTTAACTTCTAAAAAGTTAAGAGACGCATCACTAACATTTTCTATTTCAAAACCAGCATTGTATTCTTGTGCATCATCGAATGTTATTTGTACGTATCCATAACTAACATCACGAGCTAAATCTTGTAGTTGTTGGTCAGAATAATCTTTATATTGATTTAATCTGCCTTGAGATATTGCTTCTTCTAATTCAGCTTTTATTTGTCCTTCAGATTGATGTGGTCTTATTTCTGTAACTACATCATTAACATCACTTGAATCAGTATACGTTTGAATATAGTTAGTACCGCCAAAAGAAGAAGCTAATAAAGGATTGTAGTTTGTTTCTTGTTTACCTCTTTTGTTCTCATCAATATCATATAACAACTCTGCTTTAATTCCAGCATCTACACCGCCGAGTGCATCAGTTAAATCAAATTGAGTACTTGCACCTATTGTAGCCGCTAACTCTACGTTCTTTGGTATTTTACTATTAAGTTCTAAAGATTTTACTATAGAGTTTTTTGAGTAAACTTCAAATTCAAAAAATTTATTACTTTTTGAAGTACGTAAATCATACACACTTAAAAATCCAGGTAAAAACACATTACAACCTATTTCAAAATTAGGAAAGTTATGAAAATTAGCAGATATCGAATTATACATATTTCCCAAACCTTCTCGAAGCGTACCTACACAAGCATTCTTATCAAAAGTAACCTTTTGGTCTTGAAAGTAAGTGACTTTATCATCACCTGCCCAAAATAGATACCACCACGGGTCTTGATTGATTCCTGCTTGTTCATAGTCAGCAGTGGTTGGAAAGAAATTTCTATCACAAAAATTTCTGTTAGCCTCACCTAAAAAAGCATCTTGAACTAAATTAATATTTACATAAATGTTTCTAATCTTACCTAATACGTGATTTGGATTTGATTGTGGCTTTACATCATCAGACGGCCGTTCTTCAGGCGTTATAAAAAACGAATGTCCTTTTGCTAATGTCTTTGATAATGCTTTAGTATATCCTTTAAATTGAGCTTGTTTTTCTTGATTATAAGGTCCATCATACATACCAAGTGTAGTTCTACTTAAAATATTTTTTGTAGCTTCTGTATTTATTAAACAATCTTGAAAGTTCATAGGCAGTAATTGTGAATGTGTTAACATTAAGTTACTCTCTAATATAGAATACGAATTATCTGATGGAAATTTAAAATCTTCATCTAATAACCTTGTGTTTATTCTAAGTGACCTAACACCACTTACTATCTTACTTGAATCTGCGTCAGCAACACCGAACAATCTTGTAAGTATATTATCTTCAATATACTTGATGGTTAGATAATAATTTAAATAAAAACCTTCAACAGAGTCTCCGTTATCATATGTAAAACCAAAAATACTTTTTTCTTCACCAATTTTAATACTTTCATCTGATTTCATAAACGTTAAAATTAAATCTTTTGTTTTATGTATAGCAGTATATCCATACAATTCTGCGTCTGTTTCATCAATCGTGTATCGTGCTGCTATTTGACTTGTACCGGTACCGGGCACTTGCCTTCTTGTCTTATATGCTTGTTTGATTATTGGTTCTACATCAAATCCTTGGTTTATAAGATATGATTCTAATTTTATAAGATTATAATTTACATCATCTGTTCTACTATAATAGACAGCAGGCTGTTCACCTTGGCTAACTACTTTACCGTCTGCATCTAAAAGTGGATAATTAAATCCATCTT